TGATGAAATATCCTCAATGGAACAGCTTACCGGGTATGATGGACTTTCTGCTGTGATCGAGGCATTATTTGGGGATGAAAGCCCTTATGCTGAGATCATGTCGAAAGATTTCGGTGATTCAGATGAGGTATTTAGCTTAGGCGCAACTACTTATAACTATTGATCATGGCAGTTATTAAGACTAACGAGAAACTAAAAGTTCAAAAGGAAGCCCACTACAAAGAAGGGTCATTCGTCTATCCTGATCAAAATATCCCTGTCGATAAAAAGACAGAAGAGTACCATAAGATGTGGTGTGAGAAAATTTACAACCTTCACCTGAACGGGAGAACATGGATGACTACTGCTACCCGAAATACGATTGAAGAAAACCGCAGATGGTCAAATGGAACTCACGACACAAGATTTGCAGTTGATTTAATATTTGGCACAAGTAATGATCCTACTCCTGAGAGCGCCTTTGATGCAACAGGAAAGGATGTACGCGACATTAACGGACAGACTCCATCATCAGGAAGAAAAGCTTGGGCGAACTTGGATTTATCGCCCGTAAGCGTTGCCCCAAAAATCAAGACTAAAATAAATGAGCACAGCCGGTCTATGTATTACGAAATGGCTGTTCGTGCTATTGATTCATTCTCGATCAAAACTGAGGAATCAGAAAAATATAAACTTTGGTTTTATAAAGAAAATCAGAAATGGGTTGATTCCCAAATGGCAGCAGCAGGTATAGGTGTATCCGAACCTGACTTCATGCCCCGCAATCTTGACGAATTAGAACTTTATGCCGCTAATGGTGGTATCAGGGTGCCGTATTCGATTGCGATGGAAGATTTGATTAAGCACACCTTTGAAATTTCTGATTGGGATAAAGAGGTTGCAGAAAAGGTTAAGGATGATCTTTTGACTAATGGTTATGCAATTATCAGGGAGAGATTCGACAGAGAGATTAACCGTGTTGTTGTTGAGTATAAGGACATCGCACATTCGGGGATGCAGTTTTCTTCAAGGAAATCATTTAAGAACTCGGAATTTGGGTACGACAATGATTTGATCGAGATATCTGTTATCCGGCAACGATTGGGTTTATCATGGGAAGACGCATCAGCATTGGCAAGGTCTTATGCTGGGCAATACGGAAACCCTACCCAGGATAGATGGGAAAACTACAATAAACAAGTTGGAGAGGGATCATCATCTTATGCAAGTTTTGACGCCTTTAAGATACCGGTATTCAGCACAGAATGGATTGATATTGACAATGAGCAATACCTGAGATTTACTGATCAGTTCGGAAGAAGAAGAGAAAAAGAATATCGCGGAGAAGTACATGATGACGAAACATTAATGGATAATCAGATCAGGTACGTCCGTAAATGTTCGTGGGTAGTCGGTACTGATTATGTATTTGATTGGGGTAAAAGTGAATATATCGCCAAGGATAAATTTGGAATGCCAAGGTTGAGTTATCGCGGTGTTATGCTGGCAACTACGCCGATTATTGTACAGATTAAGCCGTTCTTGAAAGGATTTCAATTGGCATGGATTAAGGCACAACATGCAATCGCACAGGCAATAGCCAATGGATTTGCTGTTGATGTGGGTGCATTGAAAGAAATATCCATCGGTAAGGATAAAAGTTGGGATGCGCTTGAAGTGTTAAAATTCTACAAACAGAGTTCATTTCTGTTATACAAGAAAAACAATTCACTATCAGGCTTTGGGAGATCAGCTTCACCGCCGGTTATTCCAATAAATAATTCATCTCACGAAAACATTCGCGCTCAATTCGAGGCAATGTCAAAAGAGTTGTCGTTAATTGAAACCACTTCTGGAATTTCAGGAATCTCGACAGGAGAACAGGCTGACCCGAACGTAGCCAAATTCAACATGCAGATTTCGGTTCAGGGCACTAATGAGATTATCAATAATATCGTCAGGGCAGTGACCGATTTACAGGAAGATGTTTCGGTAAATGTATGCTACCGGATCAGGCAGTATTGTCATTTGAATAAAGTCATAGCAGATTCTTATGCCGAGGTAATTGGAGAAACAAGAATGAAGGCCGTACTCGATGCAGAAAAGAATCATGTATCTTATGGCATAACCATTGAGGCTCAGGACATTACGGAAGAAAAAAGAAATATTATGGCGATGGTGCAGCAATTTATGGCACCTAATCCCGATGGAAGTCCAAGTAATATAGCAGAGGGAATTCATATAATGGACATGATTCATCAGCGCCAAAATCTGCGCCGTATTGGAATGGTGCTTGGATATATGATGGAAAAGAAATCCGAAAAGCAACAGGCAGCCAAATTAGAGGCTATCAAGGCTCAGAACGACCAATTGAAACAGCTTGAAGTAATGAAACAGCAGGCCGCCAAGCAGGATCAAGATTACAATATGGAATTTTTAAATCGTGAGTGGTGGAGTCAATTTACTGTTAAGTGGGGAAAAACACCTGATCAAATGCTAGGATTAGGCAGCATGCCTCAACAAGGCGCACAAGGGTCGCCTCAGCCACAAGAACAACAAGCACAACCGGCAGAAATGCCACAACAAATGATGACGCAACAAACTTAAAAATAAATTTATGCCAGGATTAGAAGATTATTTAAACAATCTCGGAACCCAAACCGAAACAGAAGTATTGGAGCAAACCGGGGAACAGGTCGAAGAACAGACTGAAGAAGTTGTCGAACAGACCGAGGAGCAGGTTCAGGAAACTGAAGCCGAAGTAGTAGAAGAAATTGCACAGCCGGAAGTTGACATCGACAAACTTCCCGTAGAAAAGAAATTAGCCATTGCCAGTAAACTGTTTGGCATGGAATTTACCACAGAAGCCGAGGTAGAATCATTTAAGGCTAAGTTCTCGAATCTGGAATCAGCGCAGAAACATATCGAACTTATTCCGAAATTAGTCGAAAAAATCAAATCATCTCAAAATATCCTCTCGTACTTCCCTGATGAGGCAGCCTATAAAGTTGCCCAGCTCAGTAAAAGCGAAGAATACAAGGGGAAAGAAGCTGTTATAAGCAAGGTGTTACACAGTAACATCGCTGAATTACCGTCACTCGAAGTGTTAGAACTTGCTGCAAGATTAGATGCCCCGGTAGGTGCCAGAAACCCGCTAAGGTTGAAATTACGCAGCATGGGATTAGACCCGGATAATGTAACTGAGGGATACGATTCTTTGTCAGAGGATGACAAGGATCAAATCGATTATGCCGCAGCCGCAGAAAGAAAGGTTTTATCCAAACTTGGAGGTGATATCCAGATACCCGTCAGTGGGGATACCGATATTTTAGCAGAATACGAGCAGGAAAGTTTGCGCAGCAAGGAGGACTTAGCTGCAAAGCGGACGAATCTTGCCCCTATAAGCAAGGCATTGGCAGCCGACCTGAAAGAACTGGAAATTACAGATGGATTCAAGTACGTTCTCGACATGAATTCCGAGGAACGCAAAGAGTACGAAGATTTTATTTCCGACACCATTCTGTCAGGTGAGTACGACTTATCGACAGAAAGAGGTAAGGCTGAATTATGGGAAGCTGTTCAGGATTTAGCTTACGTGAATAATCGTAAGAAAATTTCTGTGGCCCACGAAAAATTCATTCGGGAACAAGAACAGAGTGCCTTTCGTCAGAAGTCTAACAATGCAAGCCCGATCAAAAAAGACGAGCCTGCACCAATTAAGACTACGGAAGCCAAGCTGAGTCCGCAAGCTCAGGCAGTCATGGAAATGATTGAGGAAAGACGTTAGTTATTAATTTAAAACTTATTTTACTATGAGTACACCAAAAGGCCCCGCAGTCGTATCACACGTAGGGCAGGGCGCATACACCGAAGCTTGGCGTGAGGATTTCGCCATTAATGATACTTCTCTTGCTCCTCAGTATTATGGAGAAGTAATCCAACCCTACGGAGGTTTAACATTCTGGGATGCACAAATGGCTGCCGGAAGAACCATCGATATCTCTACCCGTGAAATGACCGTTTTGACCAAGGGTTATTTTCTTGACACTATTGATGTGAAAACGCAGATTGAAGCCGCCGGGGCTAATGCGTCTTTGACTCTTTTGTCAACAAAAAATATCCTCCGTGTAGGATTTGTTGTGCATATTCCTGCAAAATATATGACCTCGGCAGAAATTCCGCAGTCGTATCGTTGTACTGTTAAAACTTATGATACCGACCATTGGGTTCACACCTTGGTTCCGCTTCTTGCCGGACAGCAGTTGGCAGTAGCCATTCCTGTAACTCAGGAGTTGGTAGTCGGAGGTTCTATGTTTGCAGCCGGAACTCAACAGCCTGCCGGTTTGATTGACCAATTCTACTCTCAGAAATACAATACCCGTATTATGAAGGAAACCATAAACTACGAGGGTGGACAGGGCGCATTGAAAGAACTTGATGCAATCGCTTCTCTGGGTAATTTAAAGGCACGTTCTCGTCTCGATGCACAGCTTCGTTTACGTTATCAGTTGAGTGATGCCGCACTTATGGGTTATAAGATTACCCACTCAGGCGGATGGACCCAGGCTAACGAGCAGGGTGAAGCAAATGTTGTTCTGAGTAATAACGGATTACTGCCTACCATGATTGCTGAATCGATGAAACAATATTATACCGGTTCGTTTACCGAGGATAATTTTGACATCATCCCATTCTTGCTTGCATCTCAGGGTGTAGCAGGGCAATCAGGCATGTTCCTTATTGGAAACGAATTAGGACTTGGCGTTGAAAATGCTACCTTGAATATGGTTAAAGAATATTCAGGCGGAACCGACCTGTACACTAAAATGCAGGGTATTGGATTCGGCGTATCTCAGATCACGAAAAATGGGTTCACTACCCGTATTGTTCGCATTCCTGAGTTCAGCAATCCAAAACTGTACGGTGCTGCCGGTTATAACTTCGAGTCTCTTGGAATGATCTTCCCTGACGCTAAAGTTACTGCAACCATCAATCAGGGTCTTCCTAATGGCTCTATGCTTGCATCCAAGACTGCTTCTCTTTCTAACTTTACCCTTGGCTTCCTGAATTATGGCGGAGAAAATCGCCGGTTAATTACGGGTGATAAGGCAGGCGTAAACGGATGGGGAATTCCATTCTCTTCTGATTGGGATAACTCTTCGGAGTACACCCTTACCGAAGCTATGAATATCTTTGTTAATATGAATCAAACCATTCTCGTTCTGAGAACTGACGTTTGATCTTAATATTGATCTAACTTCTGCCGGTGGGTTACGACTCACCGGCTTTTAACTACCTTTAAAAAATAAATTATGGCTATTTACATTGATGGTGTTCAGTTGGTTCCCAAACAAAACGGAACTTCGATGGAAAGAAAATATTACTCTGACTTGCAGGAGCTAAAAAAACTCTTTGATAAATTCAGAAAAGGCACCACGCCGCCGGTACTGTTGTTTAAACGGGAATGGTCAAGGCAGTGGAATGAGAGTAAAACCTCATGGAAACCATGTCCTCCAATGGCAATCCCGCTTCGGGCAAGTTATTACGACAGTGGATTCGACGGGATACAGGGTGCGGGTGCAATCGATATTCGATATTCAGCATCACCTCCTGAAAAGACAAACGGAAGATTACGCTGGAATGAGTCGCATGAGAAAATCTACGACATTTATTCTATTGACGAAAAAAACACGGATAAAGCATGGTTCTTCTTCAAGGCATCAAACTTCTTTGACAAGG